CCCCGGCTGGGCAGGACCGGCCCCCACATACAGGGGCACGGTCCCGGACCCGTTGGTGACCACCACACTCGCCAGCCCGGGTGGCACAACCCCAAGCAGCGTCGCCGCAGTACCGGTCACGCTCACCTGCGAGGCGAAGATCATCAGGTAGCCCCGATGTGAGACGTCTTCACCGTCGTCGGCCCCGGCGTGAGCTGCGCAAACGTGGCCGCCGTCCCATGAGAGTACGTCAGCGGCCCATTCGTGAACACTGAACCCGCGTTCGACCCGTTGACCTGCGCGATCTCCTGCCGCGGCGTCCCGGAATCAACCGCGATCCACATCCCGGCAGTGAAGAACGTCCCACCCGCCGCAGTGGTGAGCGTGGTCCCGCCGAGCGTCGTGGTAGCGGTAATCACCGTCCCCATCGGGGAGCCCGTCTGATACCCGGAGATCGCCCAGATCGTCCCAGCGTTATAGGACAGGTCAAGCCTGTCGCCTGCTGCCAGCGCAAACCCCACCGACGTCGACACCCCGGACCCGCCCAGGTACACCGGCGCCGGCCCGTTGTTGTACAGGACAGCGTGCGGTGTACCGGACGTGGACGGGACGAAAACGACAGTGGGGATCGTCGCACTGACAGGCGTGATCGCCACGTCAAACCACCGAGGCCACGGTGGCGAGGCCGGCGATCACGTTGGACGTGCTGGTGGAGGTGCACGCCGACAGGGCCACAGCGGTCCCCTGCAGGACCAGCGTCGACCCGGGGCCGACCGGGATCCCCGAGTACTGGGTGACGGCGGTCCCGCCGACGTAGATGGTGTTGACGGTGCCCTGGTTGATCACGGTCACATCCCGGGGGGAAGTCAGGGCCGTGCCACCGGGGCTGAGGCTGAAGATGGACGTCGGGGACGTCGTGACAGACGTTGGTCCCTGAAACGCGAGCGAGCCGACATCGAACACGGCCGGGTCCTTCCTGGGTGTGCCGCGACCCCGGCGGGACAATGCCCGCCGGGGCCGCGGAGTTGCTGACTTACGTTGCTTGCAGAACCCGGAAGTTACTCACGAGTACGGAGGAACATCACTGTTCTGCAAACCGGACAAATGCGCCGAATACCACGGGGCGTGCGAAACCAGCGCTTCGTAGGAGAAAATGGAATAACGGAACGTGGCGTCGATAACCGGCCAGGCGATACTCACGTAGTCCTGAACGGTCGACACTTCCCAGGCGTTGGCCACGTTGGTCCACGTCTGGGGCAGCTGGTAGCTGAGGAGAGTCGCGTTGCCCTGGGTGTACCAGGGGTGAACGACCATCTTCAGCAGCGACCTCGTGAGCGGGTTCTGGAACTGGCTCACAGCCGCACCCACGGTGACGTCGCCCACACCACCCTGCTGGATGAACAGCTGGTAGTTCGTCCCGGCGCCCTGGTTGATGACGTCGTTGGACAGGTTGGCGATGTCGATACCGCTGCTGATGATTTCGGCAGGGTCGGCCCGGAACGCACCCGGGTTCGTGCTGGTCGACTGCCACAGGTTCTTCAGCGCCGTGTAGATCGCGTTGTAGGACAGGTGGGTGCCGACAGCGTTGTTGTAGTACCCGCCGATCCACTGCGTCGGGCTGGTCGGGTACACGCCCGCGTTCGATGACAGGCCCGACAGGGTGGGAATGACACCCTCGAACCGGGTGCTCGCCCCCGTACCCGAGTCGGCCGCGGGCGGCTGGGTGCCGCTCGCCGGCGGAGTGCCCTGCAGCGTGAACTTCGTGCCACCCACACCCGACGCCGCCAGGTAGTACGTGGTGGCGGTGGTGACGTAGATGTTGTAGTTCATCGCGCCTTCAACAGGCACGATCGTCACATCCACGACCTGCCCCGACGTGGTACCGCCCGTCGCCGCAGCGCTGGAAACGGTCGTCTCGCCGAAGAAGTTCGTCGCCGTCACCTTGACGGAGTAGGTGCCGTTCGTGCCGACCGTGGTCTCGTTCGAGCCCGCGGTACGGAGGGTGACGGTCGGCGTGGCAGGAGCCGCGAGGTTTGAAGAAGAACCTGCAATTAGCATGTATTCTTCTCCGAGCATCATTTCCTGCAGCATTATTAGCGATGCTAGCGCGGAAATGTCCTCGTATCCTTGGCCACTGAATTGGGCCAGCCAAGAAAGCTGCTCAGTGATACCAAGAAAGCGATACGGTACATTGATTGTGGTTTCTGTTTGCGACCCGGCGCCCGGCAGGTTCAATGGCCACGAGGTGAAGCTGGAACCATTGACGAGTTCGGACAGGGAGATGTCCTTGACGGACTGGCCGCCGGTCTGGCTACCGCTGATCCCCGTGAAGAGGCGCTCAATGAGCGAAGCGCCCTGACCTGCGGGTCGAGGGAATTTGTTGCGATAGACCGTATACACAGGGTAGACGAGTCGTGACTATTTGTTACCGGCCCCTGTAGACCGGGCTACCTCGTTTCCGGGTAGCTCTGCATGTCTCCATGCAGATCGGACTGTGTCACTATCTGATTTTGCGACGGTTATTCGGGCCGCCTCGCGACCGCATGACGACACCCGCTCGCAGCAATGCGTTGCGGACGTGCGGCCAGTCGCAGCCAATCTCGGATGCTACGACGTGCAATGACATGCCCGACTCATACAGGCGTGCCATTTCGCGTGCGCAGGCACCCCTTCGCAATGGAAGATCCTTGGCCTCAGGATGAGCCAATAGCCAGAATCGGTAGCACTCCTCGTTGCAGAACTTCTGCCTCATCGCCCGGCGCCGGTAGACGTACCGTGCCGTCGGCTTGCTGCAGTAATCACACAAAGGTGGCTCGATGGGGCCTGCGGAGTTGGGGTTCTCCGCGCCCATCATGCCGGTGCGGACGTCAGTTACCAGTTCAGTGTCAGGCGTCAGGTCGGCCGCCGCGACGACCTCGGCCACGCAGGCCACGGCGTCACAGTTGATCTGGCTGCCTGTGAACCGGAACACCCGGTAACCGGCCTCAGCGAGTGCGGCGTCGCGCTCCGCGTCCTGCTTCTTGCGCAGATGGTGGTGCGCGCCGTCGGCCTCGATGATGACCGGCCTTTGAGTGATGAGAATGTCCACGCAGTACCGGTCCAGCAAGACACGCTGTGTCGAAAAGCTGATGCCGGTCTTGATGAGTGCTGCCTGAAGCAGCTTCTCAAGGGGTGAGTTCGCCGACGGCCCCCGCATTTCCGGGAGGCGCTTCAGCAGGTTCTCACGCATCTTGGCTCGCCATTCAGGACGGTCGATTGCCGCACGGTGAGCCGCGCGCCGCTCGTCTGTCCATACGTAGCCCTTTGGCTGGCCGTGCCCGCGCGCCTCCACGCCCAGACGCTTCATGGCGTTCTGGATGGCATGGATGCTGCACTGGTAATGCTCGGCTAGCTGTTCAAAGGACATGCCGCCTTCATACAGGCCCGGCAGGTCGCTCCAGTCGATCTCAAGCGAGCGGCCTTCCGGCTTGGGGTTTATCCCCTGTTTCTTTGCCTGCTGTGCGACGTATCCCTTTGATACGCCGTACTCGGCGGCAACGGCTGAGTATGAGCCAAGGCGCTCGTAGTCCGCCTTGAGGTTGCTCCAGTCCATCAGATACCCCGCATACAGTCTCTACCGCCACCCGGCTACGTACCGGGTGACATCGGCGTTGTCCACGTGACCACTATACCAGATAAATCAGTCTGGGATAGTGCGAAGGAGTTTCACCGAACAGCGGGGTTATTCGACGTACCTCACGGTACGAAGGCCCTCACGAATTAAGGCGCAAGGAGGTTGAAAGGAGTCAAACCGGACACGGACCCGATACCGAGGTTGCCGGCAGTGAACGACCGTGTGAGATCCGGATTCATCTGCCCGAGGACCTGGGCGACCTGCTCCCCCACGCTCGGCGCGGACAGCGCGGTCTGCAGTGCCCCGAACTGGGACATGAAGCCCGGGTTGAAGGACTTCACGACATCGGACTTGGCGGAGAATCCCTGCCGTACCGCGACCCGGAGGTCGGTGGCGGCCTGGGAAGCCCGGAGGGTGACCTCGGTCGGGTCGGACAGGGGCTGGTTGCCGCCCTTGTGGGCGAACCCGGCGCCTTTCACGAGGTCGGGCATCAGGGACTTGAGGGCGTCCCCGGTGGTGGAGTGGCGGGCGATGTCCGCCTGACTGGCCGGCTGTGCGGCCTGCCCGTAGAGGGCGGTGGTGAGGGCATCCTGGCCCGGCACCGGTGCGGTGTCAGGGCGGATGTCTTCGAGGAGGTCGGCCATGAACCGTCTCCTTCCTATGTGTCACGCCGTTGTGCGGCGTCATGCGCGTGCGTTCGTCTTCAGGCCCGTGTGCTCCATGAGGAACGCGAGGGCGTTCTCGCGGAGTTCGGGGTCGGGGCTGTTGCGGAACTGGTCGTACATGGCCTTGTAGGCCGCGTCCTGTGCGCCCGCCGGGCGCTGCGGACTGTCCAGGAGCCCCGCCGGGGCCGCTGAAGTCTTGGTGAGGGCGACGCCGCGGTAGGCGGCGACGCGGGGGTCGGGCTGGTCGGCCATGGCGTCGAGGAGACGCTGCTGGGCGTCGAGACGCTCCAGGAGCGGCGCCTGAGCCTCGGCGACGGCGGACTTGATGAGGTCCGGGTCGAACGCCTTGGCGCCCTGGTCGTACACCACCTCGGCACCTGGCAAGGTGGAGTGAATCGCCATGGCGCCGGCCGCCTTGGTGGCTGGTGGCGCGGGGGGCGGCTCCATGCCGAGCCGGGCGCGGGCGTCCTCGACGGTGATCTCGCCCTTGACGATGGCGTCGAGAAGTTCCCGCTGCTGCCGCCGTGCCGCCTTCCGCGCGGCCCTGGCCGTCGCCTCGGCCTGCTCGAACTCGTCCGGCCCGGCCGGTTCGGCGCCCTTGGTGGCACCGTGCGGGACCGGCCCGCCGACACCCACCGGGACGGGCCGCGCATGCGACGGAGGCTCACCCATGCGTCCCGGCCCGGCCATGGGGCACAGGTCGGGGAACGTGGAGGCGATGTGGTCGTGCATGGACCGCATGGCCTGCTGGGCGTTCTCCCGCTGCATCCGCGTGTAGTAGACCCTGCTGGGGACGCCGGGGACTTCGGGGGCCGCCATCGGCATCGGGTGACCCGGGTCGTTGTCCGGGCTGTCAGCGGCGTGGCCGGTGGTGATGAGGTCGCGCCTGAAGTCGGCGGCGGCGATGTGCTCCGGGTGGATGGGGGACGTGTGCGGCGCGTCCTGCCCCGGGGAAGGAGCGGAGTGCCCGGCAGTGATCAGGGGGCGCCTGAACCGTTCCGCGGACAGCTCACCCGGAGTGGGGGCCTTGCCGGGGCCGGGGTTGGCGTCCCGGAAGGCCTTGAACGCCTCGTGGCGGAGTTCGTCGGCGAGGCCGGGGCCGATTGCCTTCAGGGTGATGGCGGTTTCCACGAGCCGACCCGCTTCGCGTGCCTGCTCCAGCGGGGCGCTCGCCGCGAGGGAGAGAGTCTTGTCCAGCCACGACTGGACGTTGATCGCGGAGAAGTCGGTACCGGGGTAGGACTTGGCGACGTCGGCGGGGTCGTATGCGGCGCAGGTGAGGTCATGAAGCATCCCCATCTCGCGGTCCACGCCGAGGGCCTTGTGGCGTGCGGCCACGGCCATCTCGTCTGCGTCGTCTGCCTTGACGCTGGAGTCCGGGGTGGTGGGCAGGCCAGCGTCGTGCTCGAGGGATTCGATCGCGGGGCCGTCCGGTTCGCGGTGCGGCGGGGCGGGCTCGGTGTGCTCGCCGGTCACCCCGTCACCGGGGGTGGGCTTGCTGGCCTTCTCGGCCATCATGGAGCCGCCGCACTTGCCGCAGAACTTTGCCTTGGCCTTGTTCGGCTTGGAGCACTTGGGGCACGGGACCTTGGGCTTCTTGGCCATGTCCGGCGCGGCGGCCTTCTCAGGGGCTGCGGCTTTGTCCATGGCGTCCGCGTCGGAGTCGGTGTCGTCGTCCTCGCCGTCGTCGTGATGCAGCTGCGGAGCACCGTCACCCTTCGCGACATCATCGGCGGCTTCCGTGGGCATGCTCTTGGCGGCATCCACGTCGTCGGCCTTCTTCGCGTCGTCCTCATCGAGTGGGTTTGCCACGCCAAGCTCCTTCGCGCGCCGTGCGATCAGGGTCCGGGCGGCGCTGACGTCACCGTGGCCGGAACGGGCGAGGATCGCGGCACGGCGTAGCGCGTCCTTGTCTGGAATCGGGTAGGAGCCGTCGGGCAATGCGTTGCCCTGGCCTGCGATACGCTTCCTGTCGTCGGTGCTGAACTCGCGGTGGTCCTTGCCGAGGACTTCGGTTTCCGCGTCAGCCGCGGCCTTGAAGACGTCCATCTCGCGGTCTTCGGCGGTCTCACGGTGCCTGAGCAGTTTCGCCAGGTCGGCGGGTGAGAAGGTGATCGACGCGGACTTGGGGACGTCCACGTTCACCGTGTCGGCCTTGGTGAGCAGGTCATCGGCACCGATCATCTTGCCGGTGAACTCACATGACCCGTCCCGGGCGGCCTTGGCGATCTCCATGTAGCAGGAGCGGTTCGCGGGCCGGTCTACGAGAGAGATCTCCGCGAGCTCGCCGCCTTTGATGATGCCGTTACGTGCCTTGCCGGTGGCGTCGCGGACGATGAGGGGCTTGGCGATCCCCACGGAGAACGCCCGCAGGTGGCCTTTCTTGACGAGCCGCTGGGCGACGGGCTCGTCGATGGCGGCCTTGACCCAGTGGGCGCCGTCCCCGTCGCGGTCGATCTCGACTTTCACGCCGGATCCGGCGGGGTCGCGCTGGCCGTTGTGCTGGACGCGGACGTTGGGGCCGGTGTCGAACCAGGTCTTCAGCGCGGCCCCGCTCCAGGAGGAGTCCACGACCTGCTCGTCGCTGTCTACGTCCGGCGTTGTCGCTTTCCCGTAGACATAGAGCGTGTCCCCCTCTTCTTCCATCTTCTCGATGGGGAATGAGGTGTAGACGATCTCCTTGTCCGGGGCGAGGGTCGCGGCCATGCCGGCCTCCTTACTGATGTGCGGGGCGGCGGTCTTAGCTT